AATGCTAGTGCAGGTTCTACAGATTTAACAAGTGTTGGAACAAATATTATTGGAGATACTGATAACACTTATGATATTGGTTCTTTAACTTCTGCCTTTAGAGATATATTTTTTAAAGGTGCATTAAAACAAAGAGTGCCTATATTTACTATAACTGATGGATTAGGAAGTGCAACAACTACTTTTACATTAAAAGCACCTAACAGAATACAATTTGGTGAAGTTTATACAAGATCAGGAGGATTACTTACAGCTGCAAGCGACCCAACAGTATTTAATGACGCTAATCCAGCTTATGAATTTTAAATATGGCAGATAAAACACCAATAAGACTAGTCTATACAGGTAATACACCTACTGGTATTGCTGAATATCAATCAGGTGATACTATTCCAGTAACTTCTGGAGGTACTGGTTTATCATCATTAGGAACTGCAGGATATTTTTTAAGAACAAACGAAGCAGGAACTGCTTTAGAATATGCTCAAGTAAATACAACTTTACAAGTAGTTGATGATTCTTCAACTATTGCTACAATAGATTTATTAAACGATTCACTTCGGGTTACAGGCCTTTCAGGTATTACAACTTCCGTTTCAGGAGATTCTATACAAATAGATTTAGATGACACAGCAGTTACACCAGGTTCTTATGGATCTGCAACTGAAATTCCTACATTTACAGTAGATCAACAAGGTAGATTAACAGCTGCTGGTTCAGCAAGTGTTGCTACAAATTTAACTATTGTTGATGATAGTTCTACAAGTGCTACTATTTCACTTTTAACTGATACTTTAAAAATTTCAGGAACATCAAATGAAATAGAAACAACAATTAGTGGAGATACTATTTCTATAGGTTTACCTAACAATGTAACTATAGGAAACAATTTAACAGTTACAGGAAATTTAACAGTTAGTGGTACAACAACAAGTTTAGAAACAACCAATTCAGTTATTACTGATAAGTTAATTGAATTAGCAAATGGAACAACAGGTACACCTTCAGGTGATGTTGGTTTAGTTTTTGAAAGAGGTGATAGTGATAATGTATTTGTTGGTTGGGATGAATCTTCAGATGAAGTAACTTTTGCAACTGGTTCTTTTACAGGTGCAAGTACAGGAAATTTAACATTAACAGACGCAAATATTAGAGCTGGAAATATAACAGCTACAGGAAATTTAGATGTTACAGGAACTACAACAATAAGAGGAAATATAACTCTTGGTGTTAACGCAGGCGACTCTACTGAAGACACTATAAATGTTGTTGGTCGATTTATTTCAATTTAGAACCATTAGATACTCTTACATACGACTTAGGGTCACCTAATAGAAGATGGAGAGATATATACCTATCAGGTAATACGATAGACTTAAATGGTGCAACAATTTCAGGTGATGGTACAGGACAGATTTTAATATCTGCTTCTGGTGCTACTTTACCTGTAGGATCAAAGTTAGGAAGTGCGGCGATTGCTCAGGCAGATAGTATTACAGGTATAGCTACTAAGTCAGTTCCATTATTTACACAGGCAGGCGGATTAAGTACAGCAGCTGTTACATTTACTATGGCTGCTGGGTCATCAAGAGCCTCAGTATTTACTAACTTTACAAGAGCTAACGGAACAAATCAAGGAAGATTTGAATTATTCAGTTTTTAAGAAAAAATTTGTATAAATATAAGAGGAGAAATTAAATATGGCAGCAAAAGTACCTATAAGAACAGTTTTTGATGGAGATGGAAATGCTACAGGTTTAGCAGAATTTCAATCAGGCGAATTTGTAGATTACACATATGGTGGAACAGGACTAGCTAGTTTAGGTTCAGCAGGACAAGTTTTAAAGGTTAATAGTGGCGGAACAGCATTAGAATATGGTAATGTAGAAGCTATTTTAAACATTGACGGTATGACTGATGGATCAGGAACTACAATTGTTGATTCAGATAAGTTTGCTATGTCAGATGGTGGCACAGAAAAATATGTACTTGCAAGTGATATACAATCATATATAGAAGGATCTGCTATTAATATAACAGGTTCTTTACAAGTATCTGGTAAAACTGTTGCTACTCAACCATTCGCAATTGCACAAGCTATCGCTTTAGGTTAGTCTCTACTTTTCTTATAAATATACCTGAATAATAATAAAAGGTAGAAAATGGCAACTCCTGCAACAAGAGAAACATTAAAGCAATACGCATTACGAGCATTAGGTAAACCTGTTATCGAAATCAATGTTGATGATGACCAACTTGAAGATAGATTAGATGAGGCATTACAATATTTCTCTCAATATCATTATGACGGCGTTGAGCGTTGTTATCTCAAATATAAAGTAACTTCAGCAGATTTAACAAGAATACAATCACCAACAGGTGATACAACTATTACTGCAACTAAAAATAGCGTAACTTCTACATTTTACGAAGCTAACAATTATATTGTTATACCAGAAACAGTTTTAGCAGTAACTAATATTTTTAATTTATCAGACAGAAATAATTTAAATATGTTTGATATAAGATACCAATTAAGATTAAATGATTTATATGACTTTTCATCAGAGTCTATTATTCATTATCAAATGGTAAGAACCCATTTAGATTTATTAGACCATATTTTAGTTGGAGAAAAACCATTAAGATTTAATCAACATAATAATCGTTTGTACATTGATATGGATTGGAAAAATGATATAAGTGCTGATGAGTATTTAATTATAGAATGTTATAGAAAATTAGATCCTGCAACTTATACAGACGTTTATAATGACATCTTTTTAAAAAGATATGTAACTGCTTTGTTTCGAAGACAATGGGGAGAAAATTTACAAAAGTTTAATGGTGTAACTATGTTGGGCGGTGTTACTCTTAACGGTTCACAAATTTATCAACAAGCATTACAAGATATTGAAAAACTTGAAACTGAAATTAGAGGCACATACGAGACGCCTGTAGCGTATATGATAGGATAATGAAATGGCAGTTAATCACTATTTTCAATCAGGTAACGGAATCGGAGATGCTTCCGAAAAAAGACTTTACGAAGATTTAATCATAGAAGGCTTAAAAATTTACGGCCAAGATTGTTATTATTTACCAAGAACATTAGTTAATCAGGACTTAATATTAGGAGAAGATTCACTTTCTAAATTTGATGACTCTTATCTATTAGAAATGTATATTGAAACAACTGAAGGCTTCCAAGGTGAACAAGAATTAATATCAAAATTTGGATTAGAAATTAGAGAAGATACAACATTTGTAATTGCAAAAAGAAGATGGCAAAATCAAGTTGATAACGTTGCAACTTTAATTAAAGATGGAAGACCCAATGAAGGTGATTTAATTTATGTACCTTTATTTAATTCTTTCTTTGAAATACAATTTATTGAAGATCAGGAACCATTCTTTCAATTAGGTAATCTACCAGTTTATAAATTACGTGCAACTAAATTTGAATACAATTCTGAAAGATTAAATACAGGTGTTACTGCAATTGATCAGGCTGAAGATAATTTATCGTTAGATCAACTTAATTATCAATTTAGTTTAGAAAATGAAACAGGTTCAATACTATTAGAATCTTCTACTGGAGAAATAAATTATTTAATAAACGAGTCATACAATATTGCTACACAGGCAAGAGACTATGCTGATAATTCTACATATGAATCAGACGCAGGTTTTGGTACAACAAGTACAGATGATGATATATTGGACTTTACTGAAAGAAATCCTTTTGGTGAAGTAGATGAAGGATTTTAATTATGTTTGGTAAACATTTTTATCATCAATCTTTAAGAAAAGTTGTTGTTGCATTTGGAACAATTTTTAATAACATTACTATTCATAGAAAAGATAGTAGTGGAAATGTAGTGCAATCTGTAAAAGTACCTCTTGCTTATTCGCCTAAAGAAAAGTTTTTAGTAAGATTAGAACAGCAACCTAATTTAGATAATAGGGAATTTTCAATTACACTACCTCGTATGGGTTTTGAAATTGCAGGAATTTCTTATGATCCGTCTCGTAAATTACAAAGAGTTGGAAGAGTTAAATCTGTAAGAAGTGATAGGGCGGACGTTATGGATTATCAATACAATCCTGTTCCTTATAATATTAGTTTTAATTTATATTCATTTACAGCAACTGCTGAAGGTGGTCTACAAATTATAGAACAAATTTTACCATATTTTCAACCAGATTATACTGTAACAATTAAAGCAATACCTGAAATGAATATTGTAAGAGATGTTCCTATTATTTTAAATAGTGTTAATTATGAAGATACTTATGATGGTTCATTTACAACAAGACGTGCTGTAAATTATACTTTAAACTTCACAGCAAAAACATATCTATATGGACCTGTTTATGCTAAAAGAGTTATTAAAGAAACTCAAACAGATTCATATACAGATACAGCAGATAGTCCAAGACGAGAAAGTAGAATTATAGTTGTTCCTAATCCTACAAGTGCTGACGCAAATGATGATTTTGGATTTACAACCACTATAACTAATTACACAGATTCTAAAAACTATAATCCTTCAACCGATACGGACGAATAAATAACAATACATTATGTCTATAAATGATAAAATAAATGAAGTTTTAGGTATCGAAAAAGAAGAAGAGGTTACTAAACAGATAATTAAAAAAGAATTTACACCTCCTGTTCCTAGAAAAGAAGATCCAAACAAAGAAGACATTGATAACGACTACAAATATAGTAGAGAAAATTATTACAACTTGATTGAGCGTGGCCAAGACGCTATACAAGGTATACTTGATATTGCAAATGAAAGTCAACACCCTCGTGCATATGAAGTTGCAGGTAACTTAATAAAACAAGTTGCTGATACTGTAGATAAATTACAA